ATGGGTGATCGCGATCGGCCAGATGGACGGCCTGACGTGGGACTGGGCGGCGATGGCTTGGACGGCCTAATGAACGCGGGGCCAGTGAACGCGGGGCCAGTAGATGCTGGACCGTCCTATGGCGTGGATACCCTGGTGCTGCGCTTGGAGGGGATGCCGTCACCGCCCCGCCCCACCGCAGGACGCATGGCCCGGCTGCGGCCGAGGGGGAACCCGCGATGATCGACGCCTATGAGGTTGGCATCAACCTGGCCCTGCAGGATGGCGTCAGCGCCGGGCTGCAGGTGATCATGCAGGAGCTGCAGGCACTGGACGCTGCCGTGGCCGCCAGCTCCGGGCGGCTCGAGGCACTGATGGGCCAGGCCGGGGCCGCGGTGCGCGCTGCGGGCCGAGTGGCGGGCACGCCGGTCCCGGTTGCGGCTGTGGCGAATGCTGCGCCGGGCGCTGCGGCGCCGGCTGTGGCGGCCTCGTCCGGGACGACGGTTGCCGCGGCGGCGCCGGCCGTGGGGCCGGAGCCGCTGCCGGGCTTGCCGGACCGTGCCGCCCCGGCACCTGTGGCTGCTTCCGCAGCCGCCTCGCCGACGCCGCGCGCCTCCCCTGCCATGGAGCCCCGGGTGCTTCAGGCCGCATTCGATGCTGCGCCAAGCGCCACGCCGGCGGCTTCGCGCCCGGTTGCGCCCGCGGGGGAGATCACTGCATCGGCGTTTGCGACGCCTGCGGAGTTGCCACCCTCGGCGGACCTGCCGCGGCCGGCGGTTTCGCCGCCTATCTCCTCGGCGTTGGCAGCGCCGGCAGCGCCCTCCGGCTGGCGTGCGCCGCCGACGCCGCTGCGGCCGGCCCCTGCGGCGGCGACGCCCCCGCCGGTTCCGGCCGGGCCGCGGATCGAGCTGGCGATGCTGTTGCCACCGTTGCCCGCCATGGCGCCGCCGGACGCACGGCCAGCCCTGCGCGTCCCCGCGCCGGCGGCGATGCCGTCCCTTATCTTGCCGGCCCCACCGCCGGCCGCCCCGCCCGTAGCCCAGCCGGCGCGCAGTCCGCCATCCGCTCCGATGGCGCCCGCAACGGAGGCGCCAGCGGCGCCTGGCGCTCCGCCCTTTGCCGCCCGCCCGGCTGCCCTGCCGCCGCCGCAGGCCGACGCCGGGCGCGGCGGGGGCGATGTGACGCTGGATGGACGGTTGGTGGGCCGTTGGCTGGCCGACCGCATGGGCCGCGATGCCGCCCGGCCGCCGGCGGGGACCACGGGGTTCGATCCCCGGCAGTCCCCGGCTTGGACTCCAGCGGGCACGCTATAGGTTCTGCTGCCTTCGGGGTGAGGGAGGCGGCACACACACGCTTTTCACCAGCAAGCCTGCTGCAGGACTGGCGCTGCTTGGCTTCCCTCATCCCGGCCCTCTCCTGGAAGGAGAGGGAGAAGACAGCAGATGCAGGTGTTCGATCATGCTTATCCTTGGCCCTATCCTGTTCCAGGACTTCGAAATCCCGCAGCAGATCACGCTTGGCGGGCGGCAGCGCCTGGCAGTGCACCAATTGCCGGGCGGCGTCCGCGTGGTCGATGCCATGGGCGCCGATGATGCGGAACTGGGGTGGTCCGGCATCCTGTCCGGCCCCGGTGCCGGCGCCCGCGCCCGCAGCCTGGACAGCCTGCGCCGTGGCGGCCTGGCGTGGCCGCTGGCGTGGGACGGCTGGCGCTACACCGTCATCATCGCCCGCTTCGAGGCCGACAGCGCCAACCCGTGCTGGCTGCCGTACCACATTTCGTGCTGCGTGCTGGCCGAGGGCGACCTGGCGGCGCCGGAGCTGCTGCCGCTCGACCCGACTGCGGGCGAGGCGGCTTTGCTGGGCGCCGGGCCGGGGCTGGATGACCGGCTGGCTGCCGCGGGGGCCGGGCTGGCCGGGCCGGGGTTGGCCGGGGTGCTGGCCGCGGCCGGCAGCACGGCGCAGCTCGCCACGGCGCGGGCGTTCGCTTTGGCGCTTGGGGCATTGGGGGCTGCATGACCACCATCACCGTCGTGGGCGGCGACCTGTTCCGGCTGGCGATGGAGCGGTTGGGCGACGCCACCCAGTGGAACCGCATCGCCGCGCTGAATGGCCTGGACGACCCGGTGCTGACGGGCCTGGCCACGCTGCAACTGCCCGCTGTCGATCCCAGCGCGGGGGGCGGCATTGCCCGGTAGCCCCCGCCAGCCCCGGCTGCAGGTCCTGGCGAACGGGGTGGCGCTGCCTGGCGCGGTCTCGGCCGAGGTCAGCAGCAACAACCACCTCGCCGCCGACCGGTTCCGCCTGCGCCTGGTGGCCCGGGGGCTGGACCCGGCGCTGCTGCTGGGGCGGCTGGACGTGCAGGCCGGGCTGGACGGCGGCTGGACCAGCCTGCTGCTCGGCGCCGCCGACAGCCTGTGCCTCGACCCGATCCGGGGCGACTTGGACGTGGAAGGGCGCGACCTGTCGGCGGCCCTGGTGGAGGCGCGGGTGAACGAGACCTTCGCCAACCAGACCAGCAGCGAGATCGCCACCACCTTTGCCGGGCGGCATGGGCTGCAGGCGGATGTGACGGAGACCTCGGTTCCGGTCGGGCGCTATTACGGCTCAGAGCATGACCGGCTGACCATGGGCCAGTTCTCGCGCGCGGCGACCGAGTGGGACCTGCTGGCGGCGCTGGCGGTGCAAGAGGGGTTCGACCTGTTCATGGATGGCCCGCGCCTACACTTCGGACCCGCCGCCACCGCGTTGCCGGTTGTGCTGCGGGTGCAGGATTGCATGAGCCTGGAGATCGAGCACCGGCCCGCGCTGGGCGACACGCAGGTGCAGGTGCAGAGCTGGGGGACGCGGGCTGGGGTGGCGGTGATGGCGACCTCGGGCACCGGGTCGCGACGGCATGGGGTGGTTCGGCCGAATCTGCCGGCGGACCAGGCGCAGCGCCTGGCGGACCGAACGCGGGCTGACCTGCAGCGGCATGAGTGGCAGGTGCATGCCACGGTGCCCGGCGAGCTGACGATCACCGCACGCAGCCAGGTGTCGCTGCAGGGAGTGGGGGCGGCGTGGGACCGGGTGCTGCAGGTGGCAGAGGTCAGTCGGCACCTGGATGTGCGGCGCGGCTTTGTTCAGCGGTTGGTGCTGCAAGGGGTTCCCGATGGACAAGCTGCTTAACGCGATCAAGGGCCATACCGCCGCGCAGGACGCCGCCGCTGGGCAGCCGCGGTTCGGGGTGGTGACGAGCGTCGATGCCCGGGCTGGGACGGCGCGGGTGCAGTTGCAGCCGGAGGGGGTGCTGACGGGGTGGCTGCCGTTGCTTAGCCCCTGGGTGGGGGCGGGGTGGGGGGTGTCCTGCCCGCCTTCGCCGGGGGACCAGGTGATGGTGTTGGCGCACGAGGGCGACGCCGAGCATGGGGTGATCGCCGGGCGGGCCTGGAGCGACAAGGCGCAGGCGCCGGATACGCCGGCGGGGGAGCTGTGGCTGACACATAGGAGCGGGAGCTGGGTGCGGTTGCTGAATGATGGGACGGTCTCAGTGAAGGGCGACCTGCATGTGGATGGGGACGTGTTCGACCGCTCGGGGTCGCTGGACCGGCTGCGGCGGCGTCACGATGGGCATAAGCACTCGGATGCACAGGGCGGGGTGACGGGGGTGGCGGACTTGCAGGATTAGGGTCCCGGCAATCTTTGTTTCCGGACAGAACGGCCCTTGCTCCCTCTACGGTTCAGCGGACCGGAGCCTGGCGAGGGAAGGCAGGAACGGCCGCGCCGTTTGGATCGCAACAGGCTCGTTGAACGCCAAGGCAGGCCGGCGCATGTTGGCTACATGATCGGCTTCACGCTCAACGACCCGAGACGGCCCAGTGGGCCTAAGCCATCGCCGGACCGCGGCCCCGGGATCGTGCGCGTGGTGTCCAACCCGGACATCCTTGGCGGCCTGCCCGTCGTTGAGGGAACCCGGGTTCTGGCGGCGACGCTGGTGGACTGTCTGCGCCATGGCTACTCCGATCTGGACATCCTGGAGGACTATCCCTCTTTGCCGGCAACGTGGCGCGACGCCATCGAGATTTGGGCGGATAGCACGCATGGGCCGGGCTGGCGCAATAGCCCGACACACGCAGGCTGATATAAGCTGCCACGGCTCCTGATCGACGAGTGCCTGTCCGTGGCGCTCGTGGAGGTGGCGAATGGCCGCGGCTACCCTGCCGATCACGTATTCCGCATCGGCAAAGCTGGTGCGCTCGACCGTTAACTGGTCCGGGTGATCGAAGCGGGAAGCTACCTGTTCGTCACGAACAACCGGCAGGACTTCCTAAAGCTGCACGGCGAGCTGTCGATCCATGAGGGCCTGATCGTCATCATCCCAAGCGTCAGGAAGAACGAGCAGGTCAGGCTGTTCGCGCTGGCCCTGGATTGGCTGGACCAATCGGTCGATCTGGTGAACCAAGTCATGGAAATAGACGCCGGCGGTGGGATCGCTGTCCGGCCGCTGGCTGCTCCGGGGCTGTAGCCCCGCACGTCAGGGCGCCGGCCCAACACCCATCCAGGAGCACCCCCAATGTCCGACGCGCACCACGCCTGGGGCGGGGACCTGGCCGTCTCGCCTACCGGGGATTTGCAGACCTCGACCGGCCCGGCCCTCGGCACCGAGCGCGTGCTGCGCCGGCTGCTCACCAACCCCGGCGACGACCTCTGGCAGCCCGGCTACGGCGCCGGCCTTGCCCGCTTCGTCGGCCAGCCTGCCGACGCCGCTGCCATCCGCTCCCTGATCCGCCAGCAGATGCTGCGGGAGGCCGCGGTGGCGCCCGACCCGGACCCGGTGATCGAGGTGCAGTCCGATCCCGGCGGCAGCCTGTCCGTCCAGGTCCGCTACGCCGACGCCGCCACGGCCGAGGCGCGGACCCTCACCCTCCAGGCATTGGGGTAGCCCGCCATGCAGCTTCCGTTGCAGGACTTCGCCACCATGGTCCGGACGCAGGCCGCGGCCGTGCGCGGGTCGGCCAGCAGCCTGATCGACCTGTCCGTCGGCAGCGTGCTGCGCGCGGTGCTGGAGGCCAATGCCTCCGTGGGGCTGTGGGTGCAGTGGCTGATCGTGCAGGTGCTGGCCACCACGCGCGCCGCCACCAGCGCGGGCGCGGACCTGGATAGCTGGGTGGCAGATTTCGGGCTGGCGCGGCTGCCGGGCATCCCGAGCACGGGGCTGGTGACGTTCAGCCGCGGAGTGCCGGGGCTGGCGGCGGTGGTGCCGGTGGGGGCACAGGTGCGGACGGCGGACGTGCCGGCGCTGCTGTTCACGGTGTCGGCCGATCCGTCCAACCCGGCGTGGACCGGCGCCGGCTATGCGCTCGTGGCGGCGGCGCTGTCGGTGACGGCGCCGGTCGTGGCGGCACGGTCCGGACAGGCAGGCAACGTGCTGCTTGGGTTGGTCGTGCAGCTCGGCACCGCCATCCCCGGCGTGGACAGCGTCAGCAACCCCGCCACCCTGGCTGGCGGGCTGGATGCAGAGGCGGATGCGGCGCTGCGGACGCGGTTCGGCGGCTTCATCGACAGCCGCACCCGCGCCATGCCGCAGGCGGTCGCCTGGGCGGTGCTGAACCTGCGCCAGGGGCTGTCGGTGTCCATTGCCGAACGGGTCGATACTGCAGGGGCCGAGCGGGCCGGGTACTTCACTGTGACGGTGGACGATGGCACCGGCGCACCAGGGGCGGACCTGCTGGCGGCAGCGGGGGCGGCTATCGAGGCGGTGCGGCCGGTCGGCAGCAGCTACGCCGTGCGCGGGCCGCTGGTGATACTGGCGAACGTCGTGCTACACCTGGCCGGGGGCAGCCCGGCATTGGTGCGGGCGGCGGTGATTGGCTACATGCAGGGGTTGCCGCTCGGCGCGGGGCTAGCGCTGTCCCGGCTGGTGCAGTTGGCGCATGACGCGGACCCGGCGGTGGCTAGCGTGTCCGGCGTCGCCATCAACGGCCTGGCCGTGGATCTGACGGTGCCCGTGCAGGGGCTGGTACGGCCCGGCAGCATCCAGGTGCTGACGCCATGAGGGGTGACCTGGCCGACATTCTCGCCCGCCTGCGCCTGGCCCTGCCGCGCCGCTGGTTCGCGGATGTGGCGCCGGTGCTGGACGGGCTGCTGTCTGGCCTGGCGTCGGGTTGGGCGGCGCTTTACGCGCTGCTGGGGGTGGTGCGGCAGCAGTCGCGCCTGGCCACGGCAACGGACAGCTTCCTGGACCTTGCCAGCGCCGACCTGTTCGGCGGCGGCCTGCCGCGGCGCGGGGGCGAGGCCGACGCCGCCTTCCGCGCCCGCATCGGCCGCGCGCTGCACCGGGAGCGGGCGACGCGCGCCTCCCTGGCGGACGCCGTGGCGGAGCTTGGGGCGACCGTGGCCGTGTTCGAGCCGGCGCGGCCCCTGGACACCGGCGTGTACGGCGGGCCGGGCCTGGCCTACGGCGTGGCCGGCGGCTGGGGATCGCTGGCGATGCCGCTGGAGTGCCTGGCGGTGCTGACGCCGGACACGCCGGATGTGCAGGCCGCCCTGGTGCAGGCGCTGCCGGCCGGCAGCGTGGCCTGGGTGCGGGCCGCTTAGCTTCCCCCTCTTCCTCCGGGAAAGGGCCGGGGTGAGGGAGGCCGCAAGGGCCGAACTTGCTCGCAAGCAAGGCCGGACAGCGGTCCTCCATGCCCGATGCTGGCCCGTGCCGCTTCCCTCACCCCGGCCCTCTCCCGGAGGGAGAGGGAGCAGAAAAGGACATCCTCATGGACCGTCAGATCGTCTATCCCGGGTCCATCCCGCTCGACACCGACCTGCTGCACATTCAGCGCAATGCCATGACGGCGATGGGCGCGCTGGCGCGGTGCGTGCTGGGGACCGGGCCGGTGGCGGACGGGCTGGGCTGCGTGCCGGTGGCCTCGGGGTGGGGCGTCGTGGTGGGGCCGGGCAGCCTGACCGCGCTGGGCACCGTGGATGCGGCGCCGTTCGGCTCGCTGGGCGCGGACCCGACGCTGCTGGTGCAGACGGGGGTCAACCCGGGCTTCACCACGCTGACCTTCACCGGCCCGCCTGACGGCAGCAACGTGCTGGCCTGGCTGGTGCAGGCGTCGCTGGGACCGCAGGACGCCGGGCCGGTGGCGCTGCCGTACTGGAATGCCGGCAACCCCGCCGTGCCGTGGAGCGGTCCGGGCAACGGCGGCCAGGCGCAGAACACGCAACGGCTGCTGCGCGTTGCCCTGTCCGTCAAGGCCGGTGCGCCGCAGGCGCTGGGCGATCCAGTCCCGCCCGCGGCGGACCCGGGATGGGTCGGGCTTTACTCCGTCCTCACCTATGCCGGCCGGCCGCAGACGGTGCAGGTGGACATCGCAGTCCTGCCGGGCGGGCCGTTCCTGCCGTTCGTGCTGCCGCAGCTTAGCCCCGGGTTCAGCCGGCAGGAGACGTTCGGCGTCACCACGACCTGGCGGGTGCCGCTGGGAGTGCGGCTGGCGCGGGTGCGCGCGGTGGGCGGCGGGGCCGGCGGGGGTGGCGGCGACGTGGATTACGGCGGCGGCGGCGGCGGTGCGGGCGGCTATGCGGAGGCCATCGTGCCGGTGCAGGCCGGCGTGGTCATCCCCGTGCAGGTCGGCACCGCCGGCGCTGGGGCTGGGTCGCGCGTCGATGGGCAGCCGGGCGCCGACACCTGGTTCGGCCCGGTGGGCGGGGGCGCCGTGGGGGCTGCGGGCGGGACGGGCGGACACTCCGGCAACCCGGACAGCGCGGGCGGCAACAGCGGCGGCGGGCTGGCCGGGCAGTTCCAGGCGGCGGGCGGCGCGGGCGGCGACGGCGCGCTGCTGGCGGCGGTGCCGGGCGGGCTGGGCGGCAACAGCGCGTTCGGCGGCGGCGGGCGCAGCGGGCTGGGCGGCGGGCTGCAGAATAGCGGGCGCGCGGCGGCGGCCGGCGGCGGCGGCGGGTACGGCGCCGGCGCGCCGGGCGGCAACGGGGCGCCTGGGATCGTTATTGTAGAATACTGAGTCCTTGGCTGACTCCCTCTCCCTCCGGGAGAGGGTTGGGGTGAGGGAGGCCGCAAGGGCTGGCCCGTCACCCTAGAAACCCCTGCCAATTGCAAGGGCGGCGCGTGCCGCTTCCCTCACCCCGGCCCTCTCCCGGAGGGAGAGGGAGCAGCAGCAGCGAGCATCCCTTGGAGGAAAACCCATGCCGACCGTCGCGTCACATCTGTATCGGCCCAGCGCCGCCCGCGTGCTCGTGCTGGATGGCTGCGTGCCGGTTCCGCGCGGCACCCGGCCGCTGTTGCCGCCAACCTGGCCTGCGAAGGACCCGGCGGACGTGCTGGATTACCAGTTCGACATCGCCCCGGCCCTGACCGGCACGGACGGCGACGCGGTCGCCACCCTGGACGTCGTCATCACCCCGTCCGATCCCGGCGACCTGGCCCTGGTGTCGGCCGCGGCGGACGGGGCGCGGGCGGTGCTGTGGCTCGGCGCCGGGCATGCGGGCACGACGTATGTCGTCACGCTGACCATCGGCACCCAGGCCGGCCGCGTGCTGTCGCGTGCGGTGCTGCTGCCGGTGCAGGCGCTGGCCGGAGAGGACGGCGGGTCGGCCCTGCTGCAGACCGAGACCGGCGCCGCCGTGCAGGACGGCAGCGGCAACAGCATCAGCACCCAGACCACACCCACTCAGGGAGGCTGACCCGCCATGCCGACGATCAACCAGCTCCCGCCCGCCGCCGCCGCCGCCGACTACGACCTGCTGCCGGTCAGCCAGGGTGGGCATCTGCTGAGCGCCACCCGTGCGCAGCTCGTCGCCGGGCTGTAGCCGAACCTGGCCGTGCTCTCCGGCGCCTTGATGGGCCGCTCCAGCCCTGGCCTGGGCGCGCCGGAGAGCATCGGCATCGGCGCCAACCTGCGCTTGGCGGGCGGCATGCTGCTGGGTCCGGCGCCGTTCGCGACTGCGGCGCTACCGGGCGCTGCGGTGCCGTCGTCGCCGGACCTGCTGCCGCTGTCGCAGGGTGGGCGGGACGCGGCGGTGTCGTATGGCGCGCTGATGGCGGGGCTGTCGGGGCTGCGCGGCATCGACCTGTCGGCGCACCAGGTGCAGGCGGCGGGTACCCTGGCGCGCACCTTGGCCGACTGGCTGTCGGAGGCGGTGACCCTCGAGGCATTCGGGGCCGTGGGCGACGGCGTGGTGGACGACAGCCCGGCGTTGGACCGCGCCATCGCCACTGGGCGGCCCGTGCGCCTGGCGCCCCGCACCTACGCCGTGCGTGGCGGCTGGACGGTGACGCGGGACGCTGTGCTGCTGGGTGCGCACGCCAGCACCCTGCGCCGCATTCCGCAGCCGGGCATCCCGGCCACGGGGGCGTTCATCAACCTGATCGGCCCCAGCTTTACCGCCATGGGCGTGATGTTCGACGGTGCGGGCGTGCCCGGCGACAGTTGGGGCGTGCTGGTCGGCCCGGACTGCACCCGCACGCTGTTCGACGGCTGTGGCTTCACCGGCGCGGTCGGCCCGTCGCTGGGCAGCGGCCTGGTGATCCAGGCGCGCGACGGGATCGAGGGCGTCACCCCCACCAGCCGCCACCAGGTGCTGCGGTGCGAGGCTTGGGGCAACCAGGTGCACGGCATCTGGGTGCAGGCCGCCGCCGGGGCGCTGATCGAGGGCTGCCTGGCGCACGGCAACGGCGCGTATGGCATCGCGCTGGACTTCAACGACCCGGCGTTCGCGCAGGTCGCCCGGCACGGCCGCGTGCTGGGCAACCAGGCGTGGGGCAACGCGCGAGGGATCAGCGTCGGTAACTACAACGAGACCAACCTGGAGCCGCCGCGCTGGGGCAACGGCAACCCTGATGCCGTGGATGTGCTGGTGGCGGGCAACGTGTGCTACGGCAACTCGTCGTATGGGATCGCGGTGTCTGGGCGCGGGATGCAGGTGGTGGGGAACCAGCTCGCGGGCAACGGCAGCGGCGTGCTGGCCAACTGCAGCGCCAGCCGGATCGTGGGCAACCTGATCAGCGCGGCCGGGCCGTCGGGGCCGAGCTACTTCGGCATCGACGCCGGGGGCAGCATCGACAGCGACGTGTCGGACAACTTCATTCAAGGCTGCGCGGTCGGCATCAACCCTGGCGGCAGCAGCAACATGCGGGTGGCGGGCAACCAGTTGCTCGGCAACGGCTGGGCGGTCACGGTTTACAACGTCGAGACCGATGGGCATGGCGGCAATTTCGGCATCGCCTGCACGGGGCTGGTGATCGAGGGCAACCGCATCGTGCTGGGGGGCAGCTCCGGCGGCGGCGTGCTGCTGCTGGATGCGCCGGCCGGGGTGCAGGTGGCGCGCAATGCCTTCTTCCCGGGGCCGGGCGGCACGACGCCGCAGGCGCTGAACGCCCACACCGACGCGCTGCTGATGGGGGGCAATACCTGGGACAACCAGGCGAGCATCATCGTCAACCCCAGCCTGGTGGGCGCCATGCAGCAGTTGCAGGTGCCGGACATGCTGGACGGGGTAATGATCACCTCGGCGCCCTCGGGCATCGACGGCATGGAGGGCCAGCACCAGGCGGTGATGGCGGGGCGGGTCGCGTTCATCAAGCTGACGGCGGGCGGGTACAACTACACCCAGGCTTCGGTGGCGATCAGCGGCGGCGGGCAGGGTGCTGTGGCGGCGGCATACGTGCGCGACGGCGCGGTCGTCGGGGTCACGGTGACGAACGGCGGCCAGGGGTACGCGGCCGCGGCGGCGGTGATCACCGGGGACGGGCTGGGCGCGCTGGCGGTGGCTTCGGTGGGGCTGCCGGTGCCGCAGGGGCGGCGGCTGCGGCTGCACTGCAACTGCGCCGTGCGGTTCCGCCGGGTCGGCAGCTCGCCGTTCCAGGACAACTGGACGCTGGGGGACTTCACCGCGCCTGCTGCGACGGCTGTGGATTGGGAGGGGACGTGGGGCGGGTGGCAGGCGCTGGGGCTTACGCCGGGGGACTTCCTTACGTCGCCCGGCGACGGCACCGTGCAGCTCCGCACGACCGGCGGGGACATGACGCTGCATCCTGCCGGGTCCGGCCGGGTGCGGGTGGGATCGGATGCGGAGCCGGCGGGGTTCGCCACCGCCCTGGGGCGCGGCAGCCCGGAGGGGGTGGTGACGGCGCCGCCGGGGAGCGACTACCGCAACCTGGACGGCGGGGCCGGTACGACGCTTTGGCTGAAGCGCTCCGGCGCCGGGCCGGCGGGGTGGGCGGCCATCGGCTGATTGCAGCCGGATGCCGGGAACTTAGGGCCGGCGCCTGGCTGCTCCCTCTCCCGCTTTGGGAGAGGGGGAAGCAAACCCAGTTAGGGGACCCCGATGCCCACCATCAAGCAACTGCCGCCCGTTACCCAGGTCAACCCGGGCGACGAGCTGCCCATCAGCCAGGGTGCGTTCACCGGCAGCGTCACCGTCGCCACCCTGCTGGCGGGCACGCAGCCGGCGCTGACGCTGGCGCCGGGCGTCCTGCTCGGCCGCGTGTCGCCCGGCGCGGGCGGGCCGGAACCGGTGGGTGTCGGCGCCGGCCTGGCGGTCGCCAACGGCCAGGTGGCGGCCACCGGCGCGGACCATGCGGGCTTCCCGGCCAGCGCCGCGCTGCTCGCGGGGGACGAGGTCGTGCTGAACAGCGCAGGCGCACCCCGGCGGCTGCCGGCCACGGCGCTGCGGGGGCTGTTCAGCGCCGGGACAGGGGTGGCGATCAGCGCGGGCGGCACGGTGGCGGCGCTGCCCATTGCCGACGCCTCGCCCCTGCCGGTCACGGCCCGCGGCTCGCTCACGGCGCGGCTGCTGGCGGACCGGGCGGCGGACCAGGTGAACGCCCGCAACTTCGGCGCGGTGCTGGACGGCGGCACCGACGACAGCGCCGCCATCGCCGCCGCGCAGGCCGCCGCCGGCCCGCTGCCCGTCGTGCTGCCCAGCGGCGCCGCCAGCATCGCCACCAAGCCTGACAAGATGCTCGGCCGCTTCACCGGCGAGGGCCAGTTGCAGACCGGCGACGGCAAGCGGCGCGGCCGGATGTTCGCCCGGCGCGGGGCCGAGCCGTCCAGCTACGGCTCGCAGGACGACATCAGCAGCGCCTTCAGCGGCGACCTCAGCACGGTGCAGCTCGCCATCGAGCATCGGATCGACGGCGCCACGACCCTGACGCAGCCCGCCACCGGGTATGTGTTCCACCCCGAGAACAGCGCGATCAGCGTGTATTACCAGAACCGGTCCGGGTTCAACGCGCTGACCGGTGACCAGGGCGGGCGCACTGGATGCGCTGCGGTCGGCGGGCACGTGACGCAGGAGGGCCAGGGCGACGCGATGATGCTCAGCGTCACCGGCACGGTGTTCGGCACCAAGGCGGGCAGCACCCACTTCCTGGCCAACCCGGCCGTGCTGATCATGGACGGGAGCTTATACGCCTTCGCCGACGGCACCTATCAAGAGGTGGACGAGTTCGGCCACAACGACGCCGGGTTCGACGTGGCAGTCAGCAGCACCGTCCGCAACTTCTACCGGACCAACAACACCGGGGCGAAGGGGGCGTGGTGGCTGGGCACGCGCTACCAGTCCGGGGGCAGTAAGCCGGTGGACGCGGCATTCCAGGTGATAGGGGCGTGGAACACCGTCCTGGACACCTGCCGCGCCTCGCTAGGGGTGAACGGGACCGCGCTGGCGCTGGCGGCGGGGCAGCGGGTTTACCTGAACGCCAGCAATGCCGACCCCTTCGCCAACCCGGCGCAGACGCAGCCTGGCACCGAGTGGCTGGATTTCGATACTGCCAGCAACTCGGCCCGGGTGATGGCCGGCGGCATCGCGGCGTTGTCGGTGGGGCGCGTGGCCGGGGCGGATAGCGGGGTGCAGGTGCTGCCGGGGCCGGGTGCTGTGGGGCCGGGGGTGGCGCCGGTGGGGCCGCTGGCGGACATTCCGCTGCGGCTGTCCGGCAAGGGCCGCGGCGCGGTGCTGGCGCCGGCGCCGGCGGCGGGGGACAGCAGCGCGGCGGTGGCGACCACGGCTTGGGTTGGCGCGGCCACCTCCGGGGCGCGCCTGTTGGCTGCGCTGACTGCCTCGCTGCCGTTGCTGCCGACGACGCGGCCCACGCCGGTGCCGGGCCAGCCGCAATTATGGATCAACGGCGACGCGATCTGCGTGGCATAGGCCCGCCCTGCTCCCTCTCCCTCCGGGAAAGGGCCGGAACGAGGAAGGCCGCAGGGACCGGATCCCGCTGGGTTCGGAGCGGGTTCTGCCCCTCTCCGGGCGAGCCAGGCGCTTGCCGCCTCCCTTACCCCGACCCTCTCCCGGAGGGAGAGGGAGAAGAACATCCAGGAGACCTCATGCCCCGCCGCATCCTGCTGCTGCTCCTGCTGCTGCCTGCTCCGGCTGCCGGGCAGATCCTGCGCACGCCGACCGAGGACAGCATCACCCTGAACCGCGATCCCGTCGCCTCCACCGACGCGGCGCGCAAGGGCTACGTGGACGCGCAGATCGCCGCCGCCCGGGCGTTGCTGAGCACTGGCGTCGCCGCTGCCATGCTGGGCCAGCCCGGCGGACCCGCGCAGCTTGGCCCCTCTGGCACCTTGCCGGCGGCGCAGCTCCCGGTTGGCACGGCGGCGGGCACCGTGGCGGCGGGCGACGCCCTGGCCGCCGAGACCAGCCGCGCCCTGGCCGCCGAGGCCGCCACTGCAACCGCCACCGCCCAGCGTGCCACCGCCGCCGCGCTTGCGACCGAGGCGCAGACCGCCCGCGCTGCCGAGGCCGCCGTGCAGGCCGCCGCCGCCGCCGCGGTCCCTGCAACGACGCTCGGCTTGCCGAATGGCCCGGCGCGGCTAGGCACCGGCGGCCTGCTGCCGTTGGCGCAGCTTCCAATCGGCACGGGCGCCGGCAGCGTCGCGGCCGGCAACGACCCGCGCATTGCCGGGGCGGCGCAATCCGCCGGCCTGGCGACGGTGGCCACCACTGGAGCCTATGGCGATCTGCGCGGCCTGCCCGTGATCCCCGTCGTGCCCCCGGTCGGCACGGCGGCGGGCACCCTCGCCGCCGGCAACGACCCACGCATCGCCGGGGCGGCGCAGTCCGCCGGCCTGGCGACGGTCGCCACCAGCGGAGCCTATGCCGACCTGGCGGGGCGGCCGGCCATCCCGGTGGTCCCCGCGGTTGGCACGGCGGCCGGCACCCTGGCCGCCGGCAACGATCCCCGCATCGTCGGCGCGGCGCAATCCGCCGGTCTGGCAACGGTGGCCACCAGCGGAGCCTATGCCAACTTGACCGGCCTGCCCGTCATTCCGGTGGTGCCCCCGGTTGGCACCGTCGCCGGCACCCTGGCCGCCGGCAACGACGCCCGGATCGCCGCCGCCCTGCAGCCCGGCGGCGCTGTGGATGCCAGCATCGTCGTCGGCCGCACCCTGGCCGTCCACGCGGCGGAGCGCATCAACGTCATGGACGCGCCGTACAGTGCCCGCGGCAACACGCAGTCGCTGCTCGCCACCGTCACGCTGGCAGCCGGGTCCACGGTGCTGACCACCTCTGCCGCGTTGTTCGCGCCGGGCGACGTGGGCAAGGTGATCGAGGTCACCGGCGCCGGAGCGTCGGGCGCCACGCTGTCGGCCACCATCAGCGCCTACGCCAGCCCGACCGGCATCACCTTGTCTGCCCCCGCCGCCACGGCCCTGAGCGCATCCACGCAAACCGTCACCTGGGGCGCCGACGACAGCCCGGCCTGGGCGGCGGCCATCACCGCCATGATCGCGCGCCAGGTGGCGGGCGGCGCCGCCTGCCTGTATGCGCCCGCCGCCACCTACATGCTGAGCGGGACGGCGCTGCCGCTCATGGCCGGGCCGGGCTGCATCCGGGGCGACGGGGCAACGCGCACCATCCTGCGGGTCGGCGCGGCCTACCAAGGCCCGGCGTCCTCCGGCGACGTGTTCAGCTTCACCGAGAGCTGGCTGCTCACGGCCAACCCGTTCAACGGCGCAACGCCCGTGCTGACCGGCCGCCGGGCCAACCCGGTGCTGCGCGGCCTCACCATCGCCGGTGACCGCACTGCGGCGCAGCAGCAGAACGCGATGGCCTTCTACGACCGCAACGACCTTGTCACCATCGACGACGTGATGGTGGAATACCTGCGCGGGCGCGGCCTGGTGTCGGGCATCGTGAAGAACCAGACGCAGGCCTTCCTGCGCGAGAGCCGCATCACCAACACCCGATTCTTCAACACCGGCGCGGCGGGCGTACCCGTGGTGGAGTTCAACAGCGCCGGGTCCGGCGGCACCGACGCCACGAACGAGATCGACGTCGAGGCCATGGGCATCTACGCCCCGTACGGCCCCGGCTTCGTCGTCCGCAACGCCGGGACCGGCACGATCCGGGCGGTGCGCGCCAGCAAGCTGCGGGTGGAGGGGATCGAGACCAACCCGGGCGGCATCGCCGCCGACCTCGTGACCCTGGGCGACCCGGTGCTGACCGGCCTGGTGACGGGCGTCTCGCTGCGGCAGGTGCAGTTGCTCGACCCCTACGCCGGCCAGGCCGCGCTGCGGGTCGTTGCGGCAGGCGCGGCGTCGATGCCCTACCAGATCGACGTGCAGGGGCTGATCGGCGGCGGCGTGCCGGCGGGCAACGGCCTGGTGATCCAGGCCGGGCGCAACATGCGGTTCGACATGACGGACATCAACACGACCGGCCCCAACGTGACCCTCGGCCCCACCAGCGCCGGCGTCGGCGGGCAGATCGAGGTGACGGGGCCGGGCGGGCGGGAGAACTCCTGGACGTGGAGCGTGGACGCGACGGCGGTGAACTCGCTGCTGAGCACGCCGCTGCGGACGGGCAACCCCGGGGCGCAGGCGTCGCTGGGGTTCACGCTGGGGCTGCATGACGGGTCGGCGACTGGGGGAAGCCCGGTCGGGGCAGGGGCCATCGACCTGCAGGGGCAGCGCAATGCGGCGGGCCAGGTGGTTTCGGGGCCGCAGGCGGTGCTGCTGGGCGGCGGCTACAACACGGCGACCGGCAGCGGGGCGACCATCGTCGGCGGCAACACCAACCTGGCGACGGGGATCAACAGCTTCATGGGCGGCAGCAGCCAGGCCAGCGACCGCGGGCGCATCGGCTCGCAGCACCTGTCGGCGGGGGCGGTGATCCCGAACGTGCTGGGCAGCGCGCAGGCCGGGCGGCAGGTGATGACGGCCACCGGCACGGCGGCGATGCGGCTGACGGCGGCGCAGTTCGCGGCCAGCTCGCCGTTCGGGCCGATCATGAACATCCCGGCCAACACGGCGTACAACCTGCAGGTGCGGCTGGTGGCGATCGACCGGACGGCGCCGGGCAACTCGTATGCGTGGACGCTGCCGATCGCGCTGCTGACCCGGCAGGCGGCGGTGGGCACGACGGCGCTGGCGCTGGGCACGCCGGTGGTGCTGTCCGTCGGCACCGGGTCCGGCGGGGCGGTCGCGGCAGCGGCGGATACGGCCAATGGCGGGCTGAGCCTGACCTTCACGCCACCGGCCGGGACCGACACCTGGGACGCCTTCGCCGATGTGGCGTCGGCAGAGGTGCAGTAGGGCCGCGCCGGGGGCGACGCTATTTGGCGGGCAGCAGCACGGGCTGGGCCGGGCGGAGCGCCTGCCCCAGCGGGCGCTCGACGAGGCGATGCACCAGCAGGCCGAGGGCGACGCACGCCAGGATGCCGCCCGGGATGGCGACGACGGCCGGCAGCGGCGCGAGAATGGGGTGCAAGCCGGCCAGCAGGAGCATATGGGTCAGGTAGAGCGAGTAGGAGGCATCGCCCAGCGTCCGGAACCCCGGCACGGCCGGCAGACGCCCGCTGGCCTCCAAGCCGACGGCCCCAGCCACGACCAGCAAGGCCGGCACGCCCCATTGCAGGCATCGCCATGGCACCGGCGTCGGCCATTGGACCTGCACCAGCAACAGGGCCAGCCCCGCGGTCAGCAGCAGCCCGGCCGGCAGGCGCCGCATCCAGCCGCGCTGCCACGCCCGGCACAGCCAGGCGCCGGCCAGGAACTCCAGCACGATCGGGAAGAAGTTGAATGCGGCGTCGTCCTTGATAAAGGACGCCACGACGGTCAGCCCTGCCAACGTGGCGATCACCCCCGTGAGCGCCAGCAAGCGGCGGCGTCCCGGCAGCAGCAGCGTGGCGGCGAACAGGATGTAGAACTGCATCTCCAAGTTCAACGACCAGCCCTGCGACAGCACGGGCGCCCACATCCCATCCGGCCCAAGGTGCGGCCAGAACGCCAGGGACACCAGGGTGTGCGCCTTATCGGCGCCGCCAAGGACGGCGGCGGCGAGCGTCACCAGCCAATACAGCGGTACCAGGCGCATCACGCGGGCGCGCAGGAACTCCACCGGCAACGGTTCGCGCCCGCTGACATGGACCATGATGAAGCCGCTGATGACGAAGAACACGTCAACGCCGGCCTGGCCCAACCCGGTGGACATGCGGCCGGTGTGATAGGCGACCACCGCCACGGCAGCCAGCCCGCGCAGGTACTGGATCGCAAGCAGGGTGCGGGGCGGAGTCATGCGACTAACCTGTCCTCCTAGCTCACCTCCGTCAAGCATCCCTCATGTCTGGAATAGTTCGTCCATGACCCCGCTGCCTGACGCCCGCATAGAGGTTCATGTCGCGCTGACAGGCACCGAAGCCCGGCTGGTCCTGCCGGAAATCACTCCCTGTCTCGGCCCGGCCTATGCGCTGACGATGGCGATGAAGCGGGAGGATGCCTGGCCGTGACGCTCCAGGTCGAGGCCTGCGCCGATGCAGCCGGGCGGGCCGCACGCGGTCCCGCGGGCTGCGCCTGGCTCTGATGCCGATGCTGGCGGCGGCGCGCGGCGCGGTGGCGCTGCGCCCCGACGCCAGCAGCCCAACCGCCACCAGCACTCGCGCCGTGCTGCCCGGGCTTGGCTGCCATCCCGCCAGGAGGCGAACTCATGAAGTGCTTTGACCGGATTTGGCGGCTGCTGCAGCGGGAGCCGTGGTGGGCCGAGCTGTGGTCCGCCGTCACCGCTCTCGCCTGGGCCGGGCTGGGATGGGGCAGCACCAGCGGCATCACGTTCGACCTGGACGCCTGGCCGTCCATGCAGGTGCTGCTGCGACTGGGCGGGGACCAGTTCTGGCACTCTGCCGCGGCGGTGCTGGGGATTGCGCAACTGCTGTTCCTGGCGCTGGACCGCCGCTGGCTGCGCTGGATGGCGGCGGTGGCGGGCGGCTGGTTCTGGGCGGTGCTGACGCTGGGCGTGTGGGCGGCGGTGCCGTGGGCGCCGGCGGTGGCGGTGTATGCCGGGTGGTGCGGGGTCAATGTCATCTCGATCCTGCGGCTGCCCCACCGGCATGGTTGACACGGCCATGATCGGTGATGCCAACCCCTGGTGGGTGGTGCTGGCGGCGGCGGTGCCGTCCGGCGTCAGCGGGGCCTGGGTGATGTGGCGCTGGTGGGCCGAACGCGGCGACCAGCGTACGACCGCCCAGATGGGCCGCGACCAGTCGCTGATGCGCGAGATGGAGACGCAGCGCGCCGCCTTGAGCCGCGAGCACGCCGACCTGTTCGACCGCATCCGCGCCGAATTGGTGCGCTGTCGGCTCCGCCTGGACGAGGTGGAGCACGACCGCGACCGCGGATGGGACCTGGCGCGCTGGTGGAACCGCCGCGCGCACGAGCTGCGCCATGCTGGGGTGAACGCCCAGGCGGCGGCACAGAACCTGGCCCATGCCGCCGGGCAGCCGGAGCCGGGCTGGCCGGACATGACGCTTCCTGGATTGGAGGACCCCTGATGATGCAATCTCCTGCCCTGCAGCCGCCCGTGGCGAGGCCTCCGGTCCCGCCGCCTGCCCTGAGCGACGCCTTTCTGCGCGCCTTCTCCATCGTGGTCAGCGCGGAGGGCGGCCTGACCACCGACCCGGCCGATCCCGGCAACTGGACCGGCGGCGCCCGCGGCCGGGGCGTGTGCCGCGGCACGCAATGGGGCATCTCGGCCGCTGCCTATCCCACGCTGGACATCGTCCGGCTGACCCTGACGGACGCGCAGGCGCTGTACCGGCGGGACTACTGGGACCGGGTGTGCGGAGACGATCTGCCGGCGGCGGCGGCGCTGCTGGTGTTTGACGCGGCGGTGAACAACGGCGTCAGCCGCGCGGTGCGCTGGCTGCAGATGGCGGCGGGGGTGACGGCGGATGGCGTGCTGGGCGCGGAGTCCCTGGCGGCGGTGCATGCCCAGCCGTTGCAGGCGCTGCTCGTGGAGTTCCAGGCGCAGCGGATGGTGTTCATGGCGGGGCTGCCGACCTGGCGCAGCTTCGGGCTGGGCTGGGCGCGGCGGCTGTGCCGGCTGCCGTTCGATGCCGCCGCGATGGAGGGTTAGACGATGGAAAAGGGTGTGACGGCTTGGGGCGCCCCGGTGGTGAGCGTGGTGGTGCTGGTGACGTTAGGCACGGTGGTGTCGCTGGTGCTGCTGCGGGCGATCCCTGCAGGGTCGGAGACGGTGCTGAACGTGCTGCTGGGGACCTTGGCGGCGATGGCGACGAACGTGGTGGGGTACTGGGTGGGCAGCAGCGCCGGGTCGGCCCGGAAGGACGAGCGGCTGGCGGAGGTGGCGCGGGGCGGGGTTGCTGCCGTGGCTGCATCGGGTGATGCTGGACGTGGTGCCTGACCGGTTTGCGGTCAGCGGCTGGCAGGGGCGGCTCAGTGCATCTCCTGCAACCTCGCCAGAAGGAAGTCCCGGAACACCGCCACCCGCTTGGAATTCCGCAGCTCTTCCGGGTACACGAAGAACATGTCCACCCTCGGGGCCTTCAAGTCCGGCAACAGGCGCGTCAGTCCCTCCAGCTCCCCCGTCATCCAGTCCGGCAGCACGCCGATGCCCAGGCCCGACCGGATCGCCATCGCCATCGCCTGCAGGCTGTTCACCTCCAGCAGCGCCCGCCGCGGCGACCCGGCCCGGCGCCCGGCCTCCGCCAGCCAGTTGATGTCCTCCACCGGCGGTCGGTAGTCGCCGAACAGGATCAGCTTGTGGTCGTCCAGCTCCTCCGGCCGGGTCGGCGTGCCGGTGCGGGCCAGGTAGTCCGGGTGCGCCACCACCAGCCAGTGGATCTGCATCAGGTGCCGCTGCACCAGGTCGGGCTGCTTCGGGGCGTGCATCCGGATGGCCACGTCGGCCTCACGCATTGCCAGGTCGAGGTCGGCGTCGTCCAGCAACAGGCTCATGGTGACGTCGGGATACTTCTCAAGGAAACCCTGCAGCCGCGGCGCCAGCCAGGTGGCGCCAAAGCCCACCGTTGTCGTCACCTTGATGCGCCCGGCCGGCTTTTCCTTGCTTTCCGTCAGCAGCGCCTCGGTCATCGCCAGCTTGGCGAACACCTCGCGGACGGTGCGGTTCAGGCTCTCGCCCTGCTCGGTCAGGATCAGGCCGCGGGCGTGGCGGTGGAACAACGGGACCTGCAGGTTCTCCTCCAGCGCCGAGATCTGGCGGGACACCGCGGACTGGCTCAGGTTCAGCGTCTCCCCGGCGTGGGTGAAGCTGCCGGCCTCCGCGACCGCGTGGAACACGCGCAACTT